GAAATGCGTAATGTGCCATTATGACCAACTCACATTTCCAGTACCAGCAGTAATTGTTGCTCGTTTGTAGCCACCACTTGCTGCGCTTTCGCTACCAGTCAGCCCTGCGCCGATGGTGATTGAATAACTACTTGGATACCTTAAAATGACAACTCCTGAACCGCCTGCGCCACCGCCTGCGCCTGAGCCACCACCTGCCTGACCACAACTTCCACCACCGCCGCCAGTATTAGCTGTTCCAGCAGCGCCAGCAGCGCCGTTAGCTGTACCAGCACCGCCACCGCCAGAACCACCTGCGCCGCCTGTGCCTGCTGATCCTGAAGTTTCGCGACCATAGCCGCCACCACCGCCGCCTGCATAAGTCACAGACGAACCAGTTATATCAACACTTACACCCGCTCCACCTGCGCCAGCAGAGGTTCCAGTTCCCGCGCTACCTGCAACGCTTGCACCGCCACCGCCACCTGATGGATAACGACCTGAACCGCCTTCATTGTTTGTACCTGATCCACCTGCGCGACCTTGATTAGCAGTACCAGAACCACCTGTGGCATTAGCATAAGAGCCACCACCTGAACCGCCTGTGTTTCCTATGTTAACGCCAGCAGCACCACCGCCACCACCGCCAGTCGATGTGATAGTTGAAAAAACTGAATTGTTGCCATTATTACCGCGCACATCACCAGATGTAGATGCGCCGCCTGCTCCAATGGTTACTGTGTAATTTGTAGATGCAGAAAGAGTTAGCGCACTTTCTAATGAACCGCCGCCGCCTGTAGCAGTTACAGTTGAACGCAATCCACCAGCTCCACCGCCACCGCCAGAACCATTAGCTCCACCACCGCCAGATGCTCCAGCCGCAACAACTAAATAATCCACTACCAATGCAACTGGTGGCGCTGCTGCGCCCGCGTGTAAAGATGCAATTTGATTAAGCATTAAGCAATGCCGCCTACAACGTACCAAGTGTCTGTTGCTGTCTTAATGCAAACCGCGCTCTTGTACTGTGAAATCGTAGGAGCAGCAGCAACCGCCCCAGCAGAAAGAATTGTGGTTGTGCCAGAGGTGACTGCGCTGATTGTACAAGTGCCTGAACCGATGTTGAGGACTGTAATGGCTGTGCCAATAGGGAAGGCTACAGAAGCATTGGTGGGAATCTTAAAGGCAATAGCGGTTGCCTTATTCATAAGCTCTAAGACTTGATACTGATCCGCTAAAACTGCTGTGTAGTCCGTTGTGTTGGCTGTGGCTACTGTGAATGTAGGAAGGCTGTTGTATGTGCCTGCCGTTAAGACATCGCCTGTAGTGACTGGAAAGGTTGCCATGTTGCTCCTAGTAGCTCAATGTAGATTGTCCGATTATACCGTATGTGCTGCTTCCGATAATGAAGCCATCCACAATAGGTTCAAGAGTCGTAACTGTTACGCTCATCTTGTTTGGGGTAATGTCCCAAGCAAAGCCCTGCGCTTGCAGAACCTTCTGAATTGTCGAGCCTTCTTGGGTAACGTTAGTGATATTGAGATTGTCAAAGTAATCCAAGGCAATCATGGTGTCGGTTGGAACTGCTGGGTCTAATAAATCAACTGTCATCTCGTCAATACGTATGGTGGTCTCTTTGCGGGTATTGACATAGTTCTGGGCTGCGCCTAGCACCTGCGCATCGGTCTCTGCCACAAGGTTCTCTTGGGTCAAAGCGTGTGGGAAATACTTGTCAATCGAGTCTTGGCTAAACACGTTCTGGCTTGTGCCGCCAATGCGGTTGAACTTCACATCGTTAATAATGAGCTTGTCATCAAAGGCATACTTGAGGTTCTTGTATGGGATGCCTGTGGTCTGGTTAAAGGCAATAGCACTATCTCCGAGGCTTCCAGTAACTTCGCTACGAGACTTAAAGACTGCTGACCCGTCTGGACTCATGTAGAAAGCTCCGAGCCCTTCCGAGAACTCTACGTTCTTAATCGCATCGAGGGTGATTCGTATTGTTGCAGGATCAGCAAGGCAGGTTGCATCACCTGTGGCTATCTGACGCATGGAGTTAGGGAACTGCACATCATCCAGAATCTTGTTAAGGCGTGTGCCTGTGGTCTGCCCTGCACCTGAATCGGCTACTGTCTGAATCTGGGACATCTGCAATAGACGGAAGCCGTCAGTACATAGAATATCTACATAGGCTGTCTCTTGACCTGTAGGGAAGGTGTACTTGTAGTCATTGACATAGCCAGAGAATAAAAAGTGGTCTGCTGTTGCTGTAGTGGCAGAGACACGTAGCTTACGCAAAGGCACTAAATAGCCAAAGTAAGGGCTGGCAGGGTTCTGTGGGTTGAAATAGCCCAGTGGGTCTAGGACACGCACTATAGCCGTACCTGCATCGTATTGGTCTTTCATAATGTTACGACCACGCCTAATTGAAATGCTGTACACATCAGGAGTTAAATCAACTGTAGGAATGATTACATCAGATGAGCCGAATGAAGATACTCCGATAACGCCGTTATCTGGTGATCCAATAATGAACCCCGAACCAAAGGTTGCTCCGCCAGAGAAGTCGAAGCTGACTGCTATCTGTGCAGGTAATGTCATCCCGCAAAGCCACCTGTTCTGCGGTTGATATAGGCAGAATCTCCAGTAGATAAAGACTGGTTTTGTAAGCCCTTTGCAATGGCGTTGGTTACATCGCCTTCGCCTGTAATTTTTAACTCAACTACTACGTTATTGGCATTAGGGTTGTAGTTAAGTCCTGTGCGGGTATTGTAGGTAATCATGCCGTCTGATGGCATTGTAGGAATATTAGTCGCTGGAACTGGAGCTGGAGCAGCGTTTTCGTTTGGTGCAGATTGTCCAAAAGGAGTGCCAACTGCAATGGCGGCTGCTTTGCCAGCCAAGTAACTTAGATAAGCATCGAGATACTCGAATGGGTTACGAGCATTAGGCAGGGCAGCCAAGAACTTGGCAAGATTGCCTGATGAGTCTTGAGCCTTAAGAATCTGATCTGTCAGCTTCTTTGCTAAGTCAGCATTGCCGTTAAGCAAAGCCAATTGAGCCTGTAAGCGGATTTCTTCTTCTTTTGTAACTTGACCCTTAAGAGCTGCAACTATCTGAATCTGCTCTAAATCAAAGACTGTGCCCGACTTCTTCAGTGAGGCTTGCTTTTTCTGCTCTGCTGTAAGTGCCTTGGTAGATGCAACCTGCTTCTTAGTTAAGTCTGCAACTTGCTTGGCGCGTTTAACTGCTGCTGCTTCTGCTTCGCGTTGCTGGCGCAGGCGGACTGCTGTACCTGCTGGAGATGCTGAACGATTGGTAGATGACGCACCAGCGCCACCCATGCCTGTACCTAGCGGATCCATAAGGAAATTGGTGTAACCCTGACGGAACTTATTGACCAAGCCGATTGCTGTGCCTAGGACAAGCGTTACGCCATTTACAGCCTTAGCAATGTTGTCAATTGCCTTAGCAGCATCTTTGGCTTCTGTGCCACCACCGATGCGGGCAAAGGCATCTACCAAACCCTTACCAATTGTCTCCTTGGCGTTTTCTGATGCAAGCGCAAGAGTATCCATCTTAAATGATGTAGTCGTGAGGTAATCCTGTGCTGCTCCTGCTGACTTTGCCAGCATGATGCCTAGAATCTCATTAAAGCCTTTGGTCTGTAGTTCTGCCCTTGTAAGTCCTGTGTTGTACTTGATAAGCCCACGAGTAATTCCTACATAACCTTTACCAAGGTCATTGGTTACTGTGGCTAAATCAACGCCTGATGCTCGGCTAATCTGGATGGCATTGTTAAGAAGCTCTTGAGATTTGGTAAGTGATCCAGTTATGTTGAGCAAAGATTGAAAGGCTGGGCGAAGAACATCATCCGCAATAGAGGCTGTGCGCTCTAAGTCTGATATAAAGGTTGCAACCTGAACCTTAGAGAAGGACAAGCCAAGATTATCAACTGCGCTAGATAATCTGCGAGCTGCTGCTTCGTCATCAGAGAAGGCTTTAACTGATGCCTTGCTGTAAGCAATAATGGCAGATGCGCCAAGCGTCACGCCAAGGGTGCGACCCAGTTTCTTAATTGTCTTGTCTAGTCTAAGGGCTGCATTGTCAGCATCCTTAAACGCCTTCTTGCCTACGAACTCCGCCGCTATATCAACTCTTAAGTCTGCCATTATCCTTTAACCTTTGCATTGAACTTAGCGGCTGAACGCTCGATAGCCTTAATTACTCCTGCTGTGGCTTTGCCTTGATCTTCCTCGAAAGCTCTAAAGATTGCGCGACCTGTCATCTTTGGCTTATCGCCTTTGAGTTGTCCACCCAGTTTAGGTGTGAACTTGCCAGTTACTCCAGACTTACGTCCAGCAGTTTCATAGATAGCGCCAGCAGCTCCTTTATTAAATATAGATGCCAAAGCGCGAAAGCCTGAACGATTGGCTTTGCTAGGGCTTGTCTTGTAGCTGATGCTACGGCGGGCAATTGTGGCATCGTAATAACGATTAGCCCAGCGACCTTTAGCGTTAGGACGCTTCAACCATCCGCTTGGAGCTTCTGCGTTTGATGGTAAGTAACCGCGAGCATCCTTAACTACTGGCTTTAGGAAGGCAGTTATCTCTTTAGTTGTTTCTTTGGCTAGGTCAGGCTCAAACTGGCGAAGGGCTTTACGATAAGCGATTACGCCTTGGATTTTTGTTGGCATCGCTTTGCTCCTTTGCTATGTCCTTTAATACCTGTACATGAGCCTTGAAAGCCATCGAAGGAAGTTCCACGATGGTGTTGAACGGAACTCCATACTCATAACTCAATCGAGCTGCGAGATAGGTGAGGGAGTTCCGATCTAACCTAAAGGGTCAGACTCAAGCACCTCGACACTTTTCAATGTCGAAATGAAATCTTCCCCGAAAGGTTTGACCACTTCACCCGAGCGTCTGATGGCTTCCCAACATATCCAATAGACTGAACTTTGCATCTGATCTTCAATGAGGCTCTTGTGAAAGCCTTTCTTAAAGTGTTGCTCGAAAGAATATTCAATAACTGGGGTTATCTCATATTCGTTTATTTGTCCGTCAGCCCTTGTTACTTTGAGTTTTGCCATAGCCCTTATCTCCTTCTTACGCTGTTGTTACTGCAATAGTACCATTCACGTTCCAAGTTACGGACTGTGTAGAGATGTCTCCAACTGCGCCGTTAATTGGTGTTGTGTTGTTTACTAGGCAGCTCATTGTGTAGAGCGGGTTTGTCGCTGTTGTAGCAGCAGAAGTCTGCTTTACTGTAACTGTGGTGCTAGTTCCCCATACTGCCTGCAATGTCTGCAGTGTCTTAGATGTTGCTTCATCGTTGAAGAAGTCAATTGTGATAGATGATGCTTCAAGACCCTTAACGTACTTGTGTCCTGAATCGCCCATTGCTGTGACTTCAAGTTCATCGAATGATCGGTTGATTGTTACTGCTGAAACTAGGTTTGAGAGGTCTACCGCGTTTACAGTAAGAACCACTCCGTTGCTTAGATATACTGACACGGCTTATTCCTCATCTTTCTTGGTTGATTTTGTTTCTGGCTTAGAAGCAACCTGACCGATTTTAATCAGGAAGGCTTCGTTCTCTTTTTCCCATTGTGCTAAATCGGTCATGATTTAACTCCATTCCGTAAGTGTGCTGATTGCAATGTCG